GCTGCGGCTGCGCCCGGTTCCGCGACCTGCACGACGGCCCCTACGTGGGCGTGGACGGGACGCCCGGCTGGTGCGACGTGGTCGACGACCTGTCGACCCGGCGGTCCAGTTCGCCGGGGGTGCTGCTGCGGCACGTCCTGGAGCACAACCGGGACTGGCCGGTGGTCCTCGCCAACGCGGTCGCCAGCGCGACGGAGCGGATCGTGGTCGTGACGTTCGCCCCGGACGGGACGGGCGAGCAGGTCGGCTGGTGCGAGGAGCTGGGCGTGCCGGACATCGCGATCCCGCACGTCGCGGTCGACGCGGCCCTGACCGGCTGGCACGTGGACACGTGGACCGGGCCGACGGCGACGGCGTACGGGGCGGAGACGGCGTGGCTGGCCCGACGCCCTGGCTGATCGTCCCGACGCGGGGCGACCACCCGGACCTGCTGGCCGGCATCGTCTCCGACTGCGGGCTGCCCGCGGACCGGATCGTCGTCGTGGCGACCAGGACCGGGCTGGACATCCCGCCGGGCGTGCACGTCCGGCACGACCTGGCCGCCGCGACGAACATCCAGCGGTGGTGGAACGAGGGCATCCGCTGCGCCCGCCGCGGCGGCGCGACCCACGTCCTCGTCTGCAACGACGACATCGCCCTGGCCCCGGGCACGGTCCCGGTGATGCTTGAGGAGCTGCACCGCACCGGGGCTGCCCTGTGCTGGGCGCATCCGACCGCGATGACCGGGTGGTGCTGGCTGCTGGACCTGGCCTGCGGCGTCCGCCCGGACGAGAAGTTCCGCTGGTGGTACGGGGACCTGGACCTGGTCGCGCAGTGCGAGGCCGCCGGCCGGCCGTCCGCCGGCGTCGAGGCCGGGGTGCGGCACCTGCACGGCAACGAGACCACCGAGGCGTCGCCCGCGCTGCAGGCGCTGGCCGCGGCCGACCACCTGGCGTTCCGGGAGAAGTGGGGGGCGACGTGATCGCGGTGCTGGCCGTCCTGCTCGGCGTGTCCTGCGTCGTCGCCGGCGTGGCCCTGTGGTCGGTGCCCGCGGCCCTGGTCGTCGCCGGCCTGGCGCTCGTCGCCGCGGGCCTGCTGGTCGACCTACCGATGAGAGGCGGCCGGCGTGAGACTCCTTGACCGCATCGCGCGGCGGTCCATCGCCGACCAGACGATCCCGGAGGACCCCGGCTGGGGGTCGTTCTGGAGCATGTGGCGCGGCGAGGGCGTCGAGCCGGTCCTGCAGGTGTTCGCCGACTACGCCGCCCGCGGCTACAGCGGTGACAGCGTCGTGTTCGCGTGCATCCTCAAGCGGATCGAGCTGTTCAGCCAGGCCGAGCTGAAGTGGCAGGACCTGACCACCCGGCGGCTGTTCGGCACCCCCGGGCTGTCCCTGCTGGAGCGGCCGTGGCCGGGCGGGACGACCGCGGATCTGCTCGCCCGGATGGAGCAGGACGTGTCCCTGTCCGGGAACGCGTTCGTGTGGCGGGCTTCCCCCGACCGGCTGGTGCGGCTGCGGCCGGACTGCGTGGACGTCGCCACCATCGAGATCGAGTCCCCCGACGACAGCGAGCTGGAGTGGCCCGAGGTCAGCGGGTACGTCTGGTGGCCGGAGGGCCGCGGTCGCGGCGACCCCGCCTACCTGCCGGTCGCGGACGTCGCGCACTGGACCCCGATCCCGGATCCGCTGGCCGACTGGCGCGGCATGTCCTGGCTGACCCCGGTGGTCCGCGAGGTCAACAGCGATATCAGCATGACGCAGCACAAGCGGTCCTACTTCGCGAACGGCGCGACGCCGGGGCTGCTGGTCCGCTACCAGCGGCCGGTCGCCCCGGAGCAGCTGGCGAAGGTGCGGGTCGCGCTGGACGCGGCGTTCCGTGGCGTGGACCGGGCCGGGAAGACCATCGTCGTCGACGAGGGCGCCGAGGTCATGCCGGTCGGGTCCACCCTCGCCCAGGCCGACCTGAGGGCCATGCAGGGCGCCACCGAGACCAGGATCTGCATGGCCGCCGGCGTCCCCCCGATCATCATCGGATCAGCCGAGGGCCTGGCCGCGTCCACGTACTCCAACTACGAGTCCGCGCACAAGGCGTTCGCCAACTCGACCGTCTCATTCAACTGGCAGTCCGCGTGCGCGGCCCTGTCGAAGCTGGTCGACGTCCCGGCGGGCGCGCGGCTGTGGTATTCCGCGGAGTCGATCCCGGCGTTGCAGGAGGCCGAGACGGCCCGCGCGGAGGCATCCCACGTCAACGCCCAGGCGCTGTCCGTGCTGATCACCGCCGGGTACGAGCCGACGTCCGCGCAGAACGCCATCGCGGCCGGGGACGTGAACCTGCTCGTCCACTCCGGGCTCGTCTCGGTCCAGCTGCAGCAACCCGGCTCCGTGCCGACGAGCACCGGAGGTGCCCCGTGACCATCGGACTGACCCGCGCGTTCGCGGCCGACCTGGCCGTCCGGGCCGACCGGGACGGGCGCACCGTGTCCGGCATCGTCGTCCCGTTCGACACGGTGGCCCGCGTCTCCGACGGGGGTCCCGCCTACGACGAGAGGTTCGCCCGCGGAGCGTTCGCCAAGACGATCGCCGAGCGCGGCGACCGCGTGAAGCTGCTCCTGCAGCACGACAGCTCGGAGCCGATCGGCCGGGCGACCCTGCTGCGCGAGGACACCGCCGGCCTCTACGGGGAGTTCCGCGTCAGCGCGGTCCCCGCCGGCGAGCAGGCCCTGGAACTGGTCCGCGACGGGGTCATCGACTCGTTCTCGGTCGGGTTCACCCCGATCAAGCATTCCAGGGACGGCCGGGTCACCGTCCGCACCGAGGTACGCCTCCGCGAGGCGTCCCTGGTGACGTTCGGCGCCTACGACGGCGCCCGCGTCCTGGCCCTGCGCGCCGCCTTCGCCGCCCTCCCCGAGGAGGACCGCGAGGAGCTGCTGCGCGCCATCGAGACCACCGGTGCCACTGCCGACGGGCAGCCGGGCCGGGACCCTGCCGATGAGCCGGTCGACGGCCACTCCGCTCGGCGCCCCATCCACTGGACCACGATCCGCCTCGCCATGAGGCAGAAGGGACTCATCCCATGAGTACCCGTATCGAGGCCCTCGCCGCCGAGCTGGAGACGATCCGATCCGAGATCGTCGAGCTCGACGCCGTCGAGGAGCCGACCGAGGAGCAGGCCGCCCGCGCCGAGGAGCTGCTGGCCGCCTGGGACGTCACGAGGGCCGCGCATGAGAAGGCCGTCGCCCGCGCCGAGCAGGTGGAGGCCGTCCGGGCCGCCCACGTCGCCGGCCGGGTCGAGCGGGCCGTGCCCGACGTCGTCATCCGCCCGGACCACACCCCGTTCGACGACATGCGCTCGATCGAGCGCGGCTGGCTGCCCGACGGGGACATGGTCGCCCGCGCGGCCACCGCGATCGAGCAGTGCAAGGTCCGCGGCGTCACCGACGACGCCCGGCAGCGGGCCACCGTCCTCGCCGAGGGAGACCCGCGCATCGCCCGGCACATCCTGCTGACCGGCTCGCCGGCCTACGGCGAGGCGTTCGAGCTGATCCTGCGGCACACCCCGCAGGTCGGGCTCGCACTGCTCGACGACGAGCAGCGGGACGCCGTGCGCGCCGCGCTGTCGAACACGGACGCCAACGGCGGCTACTCGAACCCGTGGTTCGTCGACCCGACGATCATCCTGACCAACGACGGGATCGCCGGCCCGATCCGCAGCATCTCCAACGTGAAGACCATCTCGACGGAGCTGTGGAACGGGATCACCTCCAGCGGCGTGACCGCGGAGTGGCTCGGGGAGGGCTCCGAGGCCGCCGACAAGACCCCGACCGTCGGCCAGCCGAGCATCGGGACCGTCAAGGGCGCCGCGTACGTGTTCGCGAGCTACGAGCAGGAGGCCGACGGCCAGGTCGTCGCCCAGCTCCCGCGGCTCATCCAGGACGCGAAGGTCCGCCTCGAGGAGGCCGCGTTCGCTACCGGCGCCGGGTCGACCACCGCGCCCAAGGGCGTCGTCACCGCGGTCACCGCGGTCACCGCGTCCCGGGTCAGCCCGACCACGGGCGGCACGTTCTCCGCGGCCAGCGAGATCTACCTGGTCGCCAACGCCGTCCCCGCCCGCCACGCCGCGAACGTCACCTGGCTGGCGAACAAGACGACGATCAACACGATCCGGCAGTTCGGGTCGACGCTTGGCGCGTCGTTCCTCGCGGACCTGTCGATGGGCCAGCCGCCGCTGCTCCTCGGCCAGCCGCTGCGGGAGTGCTCGACGATGACGTCGACCGTCACCACGGGCAGCAGCCTGCTGCTCGCCGGCGACTTCTCCGAGTTCCTCATCGTGGACCGTGTGGGCACGACCATGCGCTACGACCCGATCGTGGTCGGCTCCAACCAGCGGCCGACCGGCCAGTCCGGCTGGTTCGCGTTCTGGCGCACCGGGTCCGACGTGACCAACGCGAACGCCTTCAGGGTCCTCAAGCTCTGACCCCGTTCGGGGACCCCGGCCCCTCCCCTCCGTGGGGGCCGGGGTCCCTCCCGCCCGGACCAGCGGAGGAACGGAGGGCACGTCCAGTGGCACGCAGCCAGGACCGCGTCGTCGTCGCCTACGTCCACCCCGCGGAGATCCCGGTCGCCTTCCACTCGTCCCTGTTCGGGATGGTGCTGCGGGACCGGGCCACGTCGCGGCGGATCGTCAACGTCCGCGGCGAGAACTCCTCGGCGAACATCACCAACGCCCGCAACCGGCTCACGCGGCGGTTCCTCGAGGAGGACGCCGCGGAGTGGCTGGTGTGGATCGACGCGGACATGCAGTTCGACCCGGACCTGGTCGACCGGCTGCTGGACTCCGCGCACGACGTCTCGGCCCCGGTCGTCGGCGCGCTGTGCTTCGGCATCGACTGCGGCCGGGTGTTCACGACCATGTACCAGTTCGTCACCGACGAGGCCGGGGTCACGACGACGCTGCGGATGGAGGCGTTCCCGGACCGCGGCAAGGTGCAGGTCGGGGCGACGGGGGCGGCGTGCTTCATCGTCCATCGCCGGGTCCTGGAGGCCGTCGCCGCGCTGCCGGGCACCGACCCGGCCTTCCCCTGGTTCCAGGAGACGAGCCTCCACGGCAACCCGGTCGGGGAGGACGTGACGTTCTTCCTCCGCGTCGGCGGGGCGGACTTCCCCGTCTACGTCGACTGCGGCATCCGGGTCGGCCACCAGAAGTCGATCATCGTCGATGCCGAGATGTTCCTGCGGCAGAGGCACGAACGGGAGCACCCATGCCAGGCCTGCCAGTCGTCCACGTGACCCGGTCGGACACCCCGGCGCCGGGGGCCGTGGTCGCGCTGTCCCTCACCGCCGAGGCCGAGGTCATCCCGGCCGCCACGATCTCCGAGGAGGAGACCCCATGACCGTCGGCATCGCAGCGGTCCTCGCCAACGCCTGGCTGGACACGCTGTCCAACACGTCCGCGGCGTTCGCCGCGATCTACGTCAAGCTGCACACCGGGGACCCCGGCTCGGCCGGGACCGCGAACGCCAGCGCGGAGACGACCCGGAAGCTGGCCGCGTTCAACGCCGCGTCGGCCGGGTCGAAGGCACTCACGTCGACCCTGTCGTGGACGTCGTGGGCCGCGGGCACCGAGACGATCACGCACGTGTCGATCTGGTCCGCGTCCACGTCGGGCACGTTCTACGGCTCCGGGGCGCTCGGGTCCAGCAAGACGGTCAACAACGGCGACACGTTCAACCTGACCGCGCTGACCGCGTCGCTCACCCCGCTCGCCGCCTGACCGATCCGACCGGCGAGGCGGTGATCCGATGACTGCCGCCCTCGTCCAGTCCAAGTCCGGGTCCACGGCCTCGGGCGCGACCCTGGGCGTGACCCTGGACTCCTCGCCCACCCAGGGCAACGTCCTGGTCGCCATCGTCGCCTCCGACACGACGATGACGTCCGGGCCGTCCGGGTCCACCGAGCGGCTGGCGTACGTCAGCAACGAGGGCTTCTACGTCTACACGAAGGTGGCCGGGGCCGGGGAGAGCGCGACGGTCACGGTCGACCCCAACGGCGGCTACCCGACCAGCATGGCCGTGCTGGAGTTCTCCGGGGTCACCGACTACGAGAGCAAGTCCACGACCGCCGCGACGCAGGGCTCGGCCGGGCAGACGAGCCGTACCAGCAACTCCCTGACCGCCGCCGGTGATGCCGCGTATGTCGCCGCGTACGGGCTGACCTACTGGGGTGCCACGGGCGGCCCGACCTCGCCGACCGTGGACGGGTCGTTCACCCTGGCCCAGTCGTCGGTCTCGGGGACGGGCGCCGGGTCGAACTCCGGCGTGTACGCGGCGTACCGGATCTCCTCCGGCGCGCAGGCGCCGTCGCTGTCCTGGTCGACGTCCGGGGTGTCCAACACCGCCGCGGTCGTCCTCGCGCTCACCGCGTCCGGCGACCCCACCGCGTCGATCCCGACCACCGCGGCCCTGTCCGCCACGGCGACCGTGACGCGCGGCAAGCCCACCTACCGCGCCGCCGGGACGCTGGCCTACTCGGCCAGTGGCGGCACGTCGGTCGCGCCGGGCTACCCGTCCGGCGTCGCGGCCGGGGACCTGCTGGTCCTGTTCGTCGGGCAGAAGCCGGCCACCGCCAACGGGGGGACCTGCACGACCCCGGACGGCTGGGCGCTGGCCGGGTCGCTGGAGGAGGCCGGCGGCTACTCGACCACCCTCGGCGCGGACACCGGCAACACCAACCTGTTCTGCTACACGAAGACCGCGACCGGCAGCGAGAGCGGCACCCTGTCGATCACGGTCGGGGACAACAACGTCTGCTGGTCGCAGATCCTCGCCGTCGAGGGGCAGACCGGCGAGTACGACGTCGCCGCGGTCACCGGCTCCGACACGACGGCGGGGAGCATCTCCGTCACGTTCGGGTCGAACCCGGGCATCACCGCCGAGCAGCTGCTGATCGCGGCGTGGTGCCAGCCCACCGACGTCACCACGCCGTCGCAGTTCAGCGCCGAGGCGATCACCGCGACCGACCTGACGGTCGGCACCGCGGTGGAGATCAGCGAGCCGGACTCGTCTGTCGGCAACGACATCGGCGGGATGCTGTGCTACGCCTACACGACGGCGGGCACCGCGTCCGCCGCCCCGGTGCTCACCGCGACGGCCGGGGGCACGACCACCAACGTGCGGGGCCCGGCGGTCCTGCTGCGGGTCGCGGACCTCGTCACGGCGACCGCGACGATGCCGACCACGGCCGGGCTCGCGGCGACGGCCACGGTCACGGCCGCCGGGGTCGACGGCACCGCCACCATCCCGACCACGGCCGGCCTGGCCGCGACGGGACTGGCCGAGCGCAACGGCACCGCCACCATCCCGACCACGGC